AACTCGTTTGCGGCCTAGCTTGTCAAGGGTACGTGCAATAAATTTAATCATATGTTCTCCTAAGTACATATAATAACACTAAATGAATTAAGTGTCAAATGCAGAGCCGTAAAAAATGGGGTTACCCCCATTTTTGTTTTGCCACAGCCAGCGCGGCTAATCTTGCTTGCAATAACCTACTCGTTACATAATCCGAAAGCTCGCCCTCATCAGGCTCGGGTTGGAATTGCTTTGAACGACGGTACCCTACGTGGAGATCTAAATCTTCAGGACCGGGACCGTCGTCGTTATTGTCAGCGCAATGATTACTTAACTGCTGGGACTGCGGCTGATGCTGGCTTAACAGGTGCTGCTGGTGCTGCTTTGTCTTTGGCAACAGGTGCAGTACTTTTTGCAGGCTTAACAACCTTCTTCTTTTCAACTGCCTTGACTGGGGCAGAAGCTGCTGCTGCTGGAGCTGCGGCAACTACTGGAGTTGCAGGAACTGCCTTAGGTGCGTCGGCTGCGAAAGCGGTTGCAGATGCTGCGATTGCGATGATGGCTAGAATGTTTTTCATATAATTACCTTAGTTTGTTTATGTAAGACATTTTGTCCTGCATATATATATAACGCCGTAGCCCTCAAGTCCGTTGACAAATAGCCAAAATAAACTTGAAAACTTGTCCAATTTAGGTTTTGGACGGGCGGTAATACACTGGACCGCCCTTACTCGAATCATATCCCGATGGCCAACTGATTGTTACATCTCCGTCTGACGGGTTGTTATTGCTACCACTTTGAGGAGTTTGGTTGCCGCCGCAGAATGTAACTTTATTACCCGATCTGGTGTACACGAAATTGACGTGACTGAATGGCCACAAACATATATCGCCTGGTTGGACAGAAGCTGCCGGAACAGGAGTCATCTTACCTGCGGTCTGTCTTGCGCCTGCACTTTGATAATATTTGTAGCCAGAACTCTTTAGTGCAAAATTGACAAATCCTGCACACCACGCTGTTTGATCAGTTGCCCACGCACCTGTTGTACCAATGCCCAGTGTCTTCCATAATCCAGTAATGTTAGGATTACTTGGCTTGCCGCCTTGGCCAGACTCGCGCCACATACCACGCTTCGCTTCGCCAAGGATCTGTGTTAAGAATGGAATGATGTCTGCTGCTGTTGCAGATGAGTTTGCAGGCATTTCGGGAGCATCGCCTGCATTTTCTGGAGGCGGATTGTAGTTACCTTTAACTCCGCTTGCTGCGGCATCTGCATTATACGATGCACCCGGATTTGCGATATACGCAGCGGCAGCGTCGTTTGCCGCTTTTTGTGCTTCGGGACTAATTGTAACCGCAGGGTCTGCTGCAACGTGTGCAAACGCCGCGCTTGATCCTGCAGGTTGCCACAAGGCAATTGCAACGTTGTTTGCAAATACATTCGGTGAATAGTATACGTCCTGGACTTCGGGTAAGCCCGAGTCCTTTTGGGGTGTACTGCCTTGTTGATATGGCATTTGCTTATGACACTAACGCGATGCTAGTTGTAGATTGAATATATTGACTATCTACCTGACTGTTAGTCTTACCAATTGCAAGCACGTGCTGGTTGCGAATCTTAACGTTGTTAGATACATCGCTAGTAAGCATAAATGGAGTAAGTGCTGGGCCGTTTGGACCCATACCTAAACTAACTGGCTTACTAATTGAAATAGTATCAGCAGTTTCTTCTTCTAATCTAGCTACGACTTCTTCGCCGGATACTAATTTAAGGCTAACTGTGTCGCCTATTCTGTATGGAATTGATAATAACATTGTGTGTCTCTGGTGTGATTAAGCTGTGTGCGAATGCAACGCTGCTCTAAGTTGATCGAATCCGCCGATCGCGACGTCGTCGATAAAAATCTGTGGTAATGATCGTGGAATCTCTCCCATTCTCTGTGATAGTGTAGTAATCATTGCAGTGCGGTTATCCGCAGTAACATAATGTTCTACATACTCTAGTCCTTTACTGGTAACTAGATTTTTCGCCTGGGTACAAAATGTACAGGCGTCCTTTGTGTAAATTTCAATTTTCAATTTGATTCCTTGGTGTCGTAAGTTTGTGCAAAGATATCTTTCTTTACTGCACCGTAATCACCTGTACCGTGACGTACAATGTAATCATTACCTGCTGTATAGTTTAAGTCGCCCCACGATGTTTTTAATACGCCGTCGTGATCTGCGAGCTTTGCAACTTTGTCAATTTTCTTTGGAGAGCAAGTACCATTCCCATTGTCGTTCTTGAGTGTGTTGAACTTTTCAGGCGTAATAGGATACTTCTCACCTTTTGGTCCAGTCATAATATAATGACCGGCTGCATATTTAACAGGGCCTTCTAATGTGTCAACGGTGCCAGTTCCTTGCGCAACTTCGTATCGTTCAGTAGCAGGCTTCTTATATGTATTAAAGCTGCCTTGCTTAAACCAATTGTCGTCGATTGCGCCAGTAGATTCTAGTATGTCTCTTATTTTCATAATTTATTATAGCACAGGTAATGCATCATAGTCTATACTATCGCTCATAATGCCGATAACATAGTTTGTCGATTCATTTTCTTGTAGTGCAGTTTGCTTCTTACTGGTGTCTGTATGTTTGTTAAACCACGGAATTGGTGTAGTCTTTGGTGCCGGCGAAAAATACTTAATTCCAATATCTTTCAATGCGCCAACTGCCGTGAAGTCGACAAACTCTTTTAGAATGTTTGCGTTAAGGCCAATAACAGGGCCTTTGTTAAACAAATAGTTAGCCCAGTCTTTTTCTTCACGAATGACATCCAAGTACATCTGATATACTTCTGCTTCGCAATCAATCTTTGCCTGTGCAAAACGAGGATCTTCTTTAACTACTTGATTGATAATATATGCAGTCCAACCCTTGTGTAGTAGTTCGTCCTGCAGAATCAATGAGATAATGTTGCCATTACCAATAAAGATCTTGTTCTCGACCATTGCCAAACTTGTAGCAAATGATACCATAAAGCGGAATGCCTCTAACGCATAGCTTGCATTGAGTGCGAGCCAGATTGCCTTAATGTGGTTGCGCTCAATGACCTCTAGTCCAATTTCTTTTTGGCAATTGATTACGTGTAATGCATCGTAATAGTTACCTACACTACTTGCCATATCAATAATTTCTTGCGTGTCGTGAATAGTGTTGAACACATCCTTTGGCACGTTGTAAATGTTACGAATAATGTGACTGTATGACTTACTGTGAATGTTAGTTTCAAAGAAGCTCCAGTTATACATTAGAGATTCTAATTCAGGAATACTACACACTGGTGTAAAGATTTGACTCGGGCCACGGCCCTGGATACTGTCTAATGCTGTTTGACGTAGTAAGTTACTAGTAAAGATATGTTTGACGGAATCGCTTGCATCCTTAAAGTCGTTTGCATCTTTACTCAAACTAATCTCTTCGGGTTGCCAAAAGAAGCCACGTGCTGTGGCCTCAAAGTCCGCAATCTTTTTGTACTTGACTTCCTCGAAGCGTTGGATAGTAACTGGGCCTTCTGGATCCAGGAACATCTTGCGGTTTAAGTAATCAGTTTTTGTATTTAGGTTGTATTGTTGTTTTGACATTTTATAACTTACAGGCTTCGCAATCTTCGACATCATCAAAGTCGATTGCTTCGAGTGGCATATCTGCTTCTTCCACTGCTTTGCTACCTTGCTTGTTTATCAAGCTATAGTAGAAAGTCTTCAATCCCCACATATGTGCTAGCATTAAGTTCTTTGCAATTACTGTGGTTGGTACTTTACGATCCGGATAATTAGCGGGATTGTAAAATGTGTTAGTACTTATACTTTGATCAACATATGCTGCCAGTACTGCTGCTGTTTTAATATAACCATCGCAATCAGATTGTTCCCACATCATTTGATACTTGTTCTTTAGTTTATGGTACTCAGGAACAACTTGTACAAATGATCCTGCTTTACTTTCCTTAACACTAATTAGACTCATTGGCATTTCAATGCCGTTAGTGCTGTTAATAACAACTGAGCTAGATTCAACTGGAGCAATTGCCATTAGTGTAGCATTACGTACACCGTAAGTAATCATATTAGCACGTAATGTTTCCCAATCTAAATCAGTATCCGGCGTAAAGTTAGTTAATTCGTTAACACCTTTTGCACGGAATTCCCACGGGAACTTACCTTGACCATAACGTGTTTTGTGACTATCCAAACAGGCGCCGCGTTCCTTGGCTAGTTCAACACTTGCTTCTGTTAGATAGAATGCTTGATGTTCCATCCACGACTTTACTTCTGCTAGTGAATCTTTCTCACCGTATAATAGGCCGCGCTTGGCGTGCCAGTAAGCTAAGTTAGTAACACCAATGCCCAGTGGGCGGATCTCATCGTTGCTTAATTTAGACTGGATGGAAAGAAAATCTTGATAATCAAGAATGTTATTAAGACTGCGCTGCAAAATACGGCAAGCGCGGCGCATATCCTCAGGGTTACGGAACGAGCCCCAGTTAATACTGCCCAGCGTACATAGAGCGATACGACCATCAGGGTCATCCAGACGTTTAAAGGATTTAGTAGGTAAAAGAATTTCACAGCATAAGTTACTCTGGTAAATTGTATGATACTCAGGATCAAACGGCCCTTGGTTCATAACGTTGTCGATGAACACCAGATAGATACGACCTGTATCTGTACGTTCTTTTAAAATGCCGCCTTTGAATACTTCTTCAGCTGACATTTGTTTCTTACGTAGTCCGTCTTGCTTCTCGTACTTGACATATAGTTCCTCAAACTTTTCGGTGTTGGAATAAAATGCTTCGTACAAATCTGGGACTTCGTTTGGATCAAAGAATGTTATTTGTTCTTTGTTTTTAAAGCGTCTCCAGAAGAATGCAGACAGGACAATACCGTAGTCCATATGGCGTACCCTAGTCTCGTCTGTTCCTTGATTGTTTTTAAGCACAATAAGATCATCGAACTGGTGATGCCAAATTGGATAAAATACCGTAGCACTTGCATTACGGATTCCGCCTTGACTGCAACTACGCAAATCGCCAAACCATTTCTTTAAGAATGGAATCATACCTGTGTGCATAATCTCGCCGCCACGGATAGGACTACCTAACGGGCGCAGGCGGCCGATCTCTAAGCCAATACCAGCACGTTTACTGGCATACTTTGCCATCATCTCGCCAGAGGCAAAGATACTATCTAAGTCATCATCACTCCGTATGAGTACACAACTAGAAAACTGCTTTGTAGGAGTACCGAGACCAGCAAGAACAGGAGTAGCAAGAGTGAAAAGACCATCGCCGGCTGCGTGATAATATTCTTTAATATAGCGCATCCGGGCACTATCAGGTTCTTCTTTATGGAAGATCGTTGCTGATGCAACCATATAACGAACTTGTGGAGTTTCATATGTTTGTTTAGTACTGCGATTTTTAACCAAGTACTTCTCAATTAGCTGCTCGATTGCTGCATAGCTATATGCTTCGTCTTTGCTGTGGTCGATGAACGAGTCCATCTTGTTCCACTCGTCTTCAGTATACCATTCAAGTAACTCAGGTGTGTATAAACCAGTTGCAACGTTAGTCTTTACGATCTCATATAAATGAGGAACATCGTAACTACCGTATACGTCTTTACGCAACATACTTAATCGTTGCTTACCTGCAACGAATTGATAATTTGTGTGGCCTACGCCTGGATTTGATTCGACGTCGATCAAGTCAACGATTGCTCGTAATGTGATCTCATCAATTTGGCGTGTAGTGATACCGTCATAAAAATGTGGTTGGGCTTTGATCTCAATCATTGACTGACTGACATCGGCAATTCCCGAGCATATTTTTACAATCTGGGCTTGCCATTTCTCAACTGCTAGCGGCACACGTGCGCCGCCTCTTTTTATAACAAATATTTGTTTTGACATATGTCTGTGATCTCTCTGTAATTCTTGTTTGATATTTAACCTCGTACCGATAACATTAAGTGCTGTTATATTAACTTTTTAAGGTCATCGTCCGTAAATATATTTAATACTTCTAATAGGTCTGCGCTGTCACTGGACATAATTTTATTATAAGTGATTGCAGTCTCGGAATCAATGATTAATGCCAGGCAATTATGCCGTTGTTCTATATCATTGATTATCGCCAATTTGCAAAAGTCTAGATTTATATCTGCAAGCCTAAGCGTGTAGTATACTCCTAAGATAATGCTGTTCGGGCATTGTTCGTCCTGGTACAATAAGTTCCACGGATTTGGCCAATTCTCAATCTTCCACGGATCGAAAGTTCGGCGCACTGCTGGGCTTGTTTTCCACCAGTCGTAAGTTGCTTCTAGCGCATCGTCAGGTGATAGTGCGCAAATATCTTCTCTGAGGTTTCTCCAGGCACGTAGTCTAGAGTGCAACCCCACAGTCCATACGGTTAAACTGTTTTCCACGCTTTGGTATTGTAGTATAAGGTTGCTGGAGCAGTATCTGTATTAGTGTAATCAATACTGATTACGCCATTACTAATAGATGCTGTTAGTTCTACTTTGTTTTGTCCGATACTAAGTGCATTGGCTGCATATTCGATCTGACCGGCATCACTAATAAAATAGAATGTGCCTACTTGCTTATAGCCTGCGCCTGCAACGCTGAACTCGATTAAACCAGTATTCACAGTTGTTGCGTTAAATGTAAGGCCGGTAGGTGTGATAGATAAACTTGCTAGTAACGGAGTAGATTGCATATCTGCAACTGCACTGTTTTTGAGTTGTACTTCATTGTTGGCGCGAATTTCAATTATGTCGCCTGCCATTGGTTGTGGCGCAATGGTAACAATACCTGCACCCGGTGTCCACGCTACTGCGGCTGCTGTGGTGGCTGCGTTTACTGTAATATATAATTTGTTGCCGTATTTGATTTTAGCTAAGTCGACTGCGAATGTTGCAGTTGTGCCGTCGGCGATAATAGTCTGTGCTAGTGTTCCGATAAACAATCGGTTAGTGTCATCTGCCATACCAAGCTCGCCGGAATCTAATCCAGTTAAGTCTGCTTGGAGGCCTGTTCGAACGTTTATAGTTGCGGTAGTTGTTGTCATTTGGTGTCTGGCTCCTGGTTACATATTTAGCTGATAATATTGTGCAACTCGTCTTGTCCACATCTCGGCATAGTGAGTAAACTCGTCACCTTCGATAACAAACTCCTGATATTCGCCAGAACGGCTAACCATAAAGATAACTGCTTGATTAATGTCTGTTCCGTATACATTGTTATGTGCGGCAGCGTAGGCGCACATCTGCAAGAAATAGTCTTCAATCCACTCCCGTTTCTTGGGTTTTGATGTAGTTTTATAGTCGAGAATCGCTGGTTTGCCTTTGTATAGTGCAATCAAGTCAGTAGTACCCGCATATAATTCAGGGTAGTATAAACCAATCTCCATACCCCATACTTCATTGATCTGACTCAGACCGTTAGCAATGATAATGTCAGCCATCGAAGTTGCGAGTGCTCGAACTTGATTATTGCCAGCGGGCCGCTCTTTGCCAAGGATAAAGTTTTCCAAGTGAGTATGGAATAGTGTTCCTAGGCCTGCTGCCTCTGTGCTAATCCGTGTTGCCTCGGATTCGCCTACTCGCTTGCGCCATTCAAGTAAATGTGTTTTATCTTTAGTTGCGCTTAGTACTGTTGTAACTGATGGAACCTTAGCACCATCCGGAGTTAAGTAAAGGCGTTTGCCTTCTACTTCTACTCTTGGTACTGGCTCGTATTTGAAAGGGGGATTTATAGTAATGGACATCTAGTAATTATAGCAGGACCGAGCCTGCTATGTCAATTACCAGGCGAGAATCCACTGGAAAGTATTTCCAGTATTGATGTTTGTTTTGCGTTCTACGCTATATCCAAGTTTTGTAAAATTGGTTATAACTTGTGCCATTTGGTCGCGGAGTACGTCATTTGGTTGTGCCCCACTCCATTCGGCATAGTATAAAGGACTAGTGCCGCTGTTGGTCATTGTGCTTACAACAATCGTGCAATCCAGTGCGCCTGCTGCTGCTGCTGTGAGAATTGCTAACTCGATAGCCTTAACTTCATTGTAAACAACAATATCGTTTCTTGCTCTTAGCCTTGCTTGATCTGCTGTTAACATTAGAAGTCCTTACCTATCTGTGTTTTTGCCATAGATGACACTTTGTCTTTGTTTGAATCTGTTTGATCTTTGCCGGTATATGTAGCATCATCGCCTGCATTAATGCCGGTATCTAATTCTACTGTATCCTTGCTAATAGTTTTAACAACAGGATTACCTTCTAAGATATCAATCAAATCTTGTACGTTAACAAAATATCCTTCACCGGTCAAGTCATCTATTAAGTCTTGTGTAGAGATGGAATCTTGTCCTTCTGCACTTGCCGCATAGATGAGATTGATCACGGTGTCACTTAATTCGCCAACATACTGACTATTAAGCTCAAATAATTTCATTACTTTAACTCTCTGCCTGTTGCGGAAGCTGATGGGCCACTAGCTGATGCGGCGCCAGCCATACCCAAATTTGGTTCTTCACCCATTTCTGGAGCGGTACTTTCGTCGCCGGCCATACCCATATCAGCGCCAGGAGCAGGAGCTGCGGAATCCATAGGAGCTGCACCTTCTTCGCCTGCTACCATTGCTGCTGCATTGCTCAATGCATCGTGTGATTGCTTCAAGGTATCCAGCAGAGTCTGTAGTGTTGCTTCGACGGTGTCATTGAACTGTTGGGCTTCTTGTGTACCGTGTGTTGTTTTCATTGTGTCAACAAGTGCCATCAATGTTTCAACTTGCATTTTAGCAATCTTCTCAGCCATATCTTTGACATCTTCTGCCATTGATTTAGCAGCTAGTGCAACTTCGGCCTGCTCTAGATCTTGCTCTAAAAGTAACTGTAAACGTGCAACGCTTTCGCTTAATGTCTTGCGCTTTGGCTGTTTTGCGGCCAATAAACGTAAGCTCTCGGCCATCATAACGCTCTTAGTATAGCGACTATCGTTTTGATAGTTGACTACTTTGCAGCTAATGTCCCATTGCTGTTTGCCTAATTGCTCTAATGCACGGGCAATCTTAGCTTGATCAAATTGATCAGTGTTTAATGTGTAACCAAAACTCTCTTTAAGGTACGAATTAATATTACGCATCTTCTGAGCTGGGGTTAGGGAAAAGTCTGTTAGTTTCATATCGGGTATTCCAAAAGTATAATTTTATTTATCACTTCAATAGCTTTTAAGGATATTTCTCTTAGCCTCTTTAGCTAGTCCGATATTC